GACGGAACGACCTACAAGCAGTATTTCACGCTCGACACCGACACCATCCTGCTGCCGGAATCCATCGTTCTGATGGGCCTGCGGTGGCGCTGGAAGAAGGAAAAGGGTTTGGAGTACGCCGAAGACTTCCGCACCTACGAGAATCAGGTTACCGATGCCCTGTCGCGCAATGGCATGAAGCAGACGCTGAACATGGGGCAACCCGACAGCGTGGTGTCACCAGGCGTTGTCGTTCCACTAGGTTCTTGGATTACGCCGTGACCGAACGGATCTACGGCGACCAGAACTTTCGCTTCTCTGAAACGAGTGAAGCCGTATTTGTTACGTCAATTGGTTCCGATAATACGAACGAGGTTTCATCGACAAATCCGTTTCCTGTTACCGGACCGCTGACGAATACACAGTTACGAGCCACAAGCATCTCCACTGCCTTCGATGCTGCTTTCACATCCCCATTTGGCGACCTGATCTCGCAGTCGCTGACGCCGCTGATCCAGATGGATTTCGTCTACGGGATCAACACACAGACAGCATCCACGACAATAGCCAACACGGGCGTTGCTGATACCAATGCGTCTAGGCTAAGACTCCAGACAGGCACGAACTCAGCCGGCAGCGCAATCTTCCAATCTCGCCGGCCAGCGAAGTATCGCGCCGGGCAAGGGGTCATTGCACGATTCACCACGGCCTATACGACAGGGGTTGCCAGCAGCACCCAGATTCACGGTGTAGGCAACGCGACTGACGGGTACTTCTTTGGCTACAACGGCGCGGCGTTTGGCATCCTGCATCGCAACTCTGGTTCCGACACATGGATTCCGCAGTCCTCGTGGAATGGTGACAAGTGCGATGGAACAGGTGCATCCGGATTCATTTGGGATAAGACCAAGGGCAACGTACAGATGATCAAGTACCCGTATCTAGGGTACGGCAACATCACGTTTTGGGTGGAAGATTCACTGACATCCCAGATGATCCTGTGCCACACGATACGCTACACCAACTCGTCGGCATCGGTTCAGATCAGCAACCCAAACCTATCATCGTATGCACAGGTTATCAACAGCGGCAACACATCGAACGTCATACTGTATGTCGGTTCGATTGGCATTTTTCTGTGCGGTGAGCGGTCTTTCGTGGGTAATCCACAATGGGCGACGGACAACAACAAGACGCCTGCAGCGACTACGGAAACCTGCATCATCAATCTGCGGAATGCGACCACTTACAACGGCGTGACAAACCGCTCCCTGATCCGATTGAACGCTGTGAGTTTCACGGCAGCGAGTTCGGGAAAGACGGCGGCGGCGTGTTTCCTGCGCTTCAGGCTTGGCGCAACGATTGGTGGGTCGCCATCCTACACGCCTCGCAGCGGATCGACAGCAAACAACGGGGTGACGATCACTTCCGGCAACTCGGTGGCATCTTTCGATACGGCGGGGACTACGGCGAGCGGTGGAACCTACCAGTTCAATTTGGCATCGCCGGATAGTGGCAGTGCGTTGATCGACCTGACGCCTTTCAACCTGTTCATCGCTCCTGGCGAGATTATGACTGTCTCTGCATTCAACACGGCAGCAAGTCAGCTTGTCGGTGTGGCGCTGAACTGGACTGAGGATATTTGATGAGGCAACCAATACGAGCTAAAGGATCTCCACGCCAGCGCGTCAATCGCTCCATATCCTATCCTGCTCCGGTAGCCGGATGGAATGCACGGGATTCGTTGGCGGCGATGAAGCCGAATCACGCTATCGTCCTGAGTAACTGGTTCCCTAAAACATCGTACTGCGAGATCCGTGGCGGCTACTTGAATCACGCTACCGGGGCTACCGGGACAATCAAGACTCTGGCCGTGTATAACGGCGCGAATGGTACGAGCAAGATGTTCGCCGCCACACCCTCTGGGGTCTATGATGTGTCCAGTGCCGGCGCTGTCGGTGCATCTGTTGCAGCGAGAACTGACGGCAAGCACCAGTGTGTCAACTTCGCAGACGGCACGAACCAGTATCTGATGATGTTCAACGGTGTCGACAAGCCTCTCTACTACGATGGATCAAGTTGGATTGCTGTCGATGGTGCGTCTTCTCCTGCGCTGACCGGACTGACTACCACCAGTATTTTCTCGGCCTTTGTGTTCAAGGGAAGGCTCATATTCCTTGAGAAGTCCTCGCTGTCGTTCTGGTATCTCGCTTCCGGTGTTGCTGGTGGTGCATTGACCGAGTTCGATCTCGGCGGTGTTGCCAAGAAGGGTGGTTACTTGGTAGCCGCAGCGACATGGACAATCGACGCTGGCGACGGCGCTGACGATAAGGCCGTTTTTGTGACCTCTGAGGGCGAAGTATTGGTCTATCAAGGCACGAACCCATCCAGTGCTACTGCATGGGCGCTGGTGGGCGTTTATGACCTCGGAGAGCCATTGGGTAGGCGTTGTCTTACACGTTTTGGTGGAGATTTGGTAATCATCACCCAGAACGGCGCGTTTCCGCTCTCTGCTGCACTCCAGACGGCGACCATCGACAATCGGCTTGCCATCACCAACATCATCGAGGATGCCTTTGCCGACGCGGCCAGATCCTATGGGTCGAATTTTGGATGGGAGGCGACCTTGTACCCTGCTCAGGGGGCATTGATCGTCAACGTGCCGATTACTGAGGGTGGCACCCACGAGCAGTATGTGATGAACACCATCACGAAATCATGGTGCAAATTTACGGCATGGAATGCGGAGACTTTTGCCGTGTTCAATAGTGAATTGTACTTCGCAACAGGAACTACCGTGCAGAAGGCGTGGACAGGAACGATTGATGGCGTGAACAACATCATCGCCTACGGCAAGACTGCCTTCTCGTACTTTGGTGATATGGGTTCGCAGAAGCGGTACAACATGTTCCGTCCAGTGCTTTCGGTCAATGGCTCTTTATCGTTCCTGACCGATATTGACGTTGATTTCAACGATACAGACATCACTGGATCTGCAACGTACTCGGTTACATCGAATTCACAATGGGACGCGAGTAATTGGGATGTGGCAATGTGGACGTCAGGCCTTCAGATCATCAAGGAATGGACTTCTCCAGACGAGGATATGGGGTACTGTGCTGCGGGTAAGATCAAGATCGAAACGAACAGCCTGACCGTGCAATGGATGGCGAACGACTACATCTTCGAAGTGGGGAATTCCCTGTGATCTTTGCCGTCGAGCCATTGGCAACGTGTTGGCCTGAGATCGAAGACATTGGCCGGAAGCACTGGCATGAGACGATGGAGTACTACCGGGGCAAACAACCCTACGCTCCGTCGTTCGACAGGTACAACAGTTACGATAAGGCCGGATGGCTCCTCACTTTCACGGCGCGTGATCAAGGGCAACTGGTCGGCTACAGCCTGATGTACCTCGTCCCGTCGATGCACACCCAGACCATGATAGCGACTGAGGATACAATTTTCTTACTGTCGGCTTACAGGCGTGGTCGCAATGGTCTGCGGTTCCATCAGTTCATTGAATCCGAGTTGCAAACCCGTGGGGCCAGGGAGATCGTGGTCACAGCAAAACCAGGATCTGCCGCTTGCCGCCTGTTGGAGCATATCGGATTCGAAGTCATCAACCATCAGTACAGCAAACACCTTGATGCGGTAGAGGCTTTACAAGCCGCATGATTTAACTTATATTGCGCGTAGGGGCCGACAGTCCTGATAGCGAAATCCGTTAGGAGACTGTCCATATGTGTTCCCCCTCGCCACCGCCAGCCCCCGACTACGCAGGCGCAGCTACAGCCCAAGGTATTGCCAACAAAGAAGCCGCTGTTGCTTCTTCGCGCCTGAATAACCCGAATGTAGTTAATCCATACGGGACTCAGACGTGGCAGGAAGGCGCAACCGCTGAAGATCGTCCCACCCTGACCCAGACTTTCAGCCCTGAGCAGCAGGCGCTGTACGAATCGTCCATGCAGACCAAGGGTTTGCTTGGCGAATTGGGTACGCAAGGCGCTACGGCACTGCAAGGAATCATCGGCAACAGCCTCGACCTGAGCGGTGCACCGGCTGCGCCAGGATCGGCAGAACAAACTCGCCAAGGCGCCTACGATGCCATCATGTCCCGTGTCAACGAGGACACTACTGGACAACGTGACCAACGCAACTCTGAACTGATCGCTGCGGGTATTCGTCCCGGCACCAAAGCATACGACGATGCCCAGAACCAAATCTCCCGTCAGTATAACGATGCCCGTCAGCAGGCTATTCTGGCATCCGGTCAGGAAGGACAGCGCGACTTCACGATGGACACGCAGCGCCGCAAGGACGCGATTGCCGAGTTGCTGATGGGCCGACAGACGCCGCTGAACGAGATCAACGCACTGATGAGTGGATCTCAAGTGTCGAACCCGTTTGCTGTGCCTGGAGCGGCGCAGAATGCGAATGTGGCACCGGCTCCGTTGTTTGGTGCGGCACAGGCGCAGTACGGGGCTGACATGAATAGGTACAACGCGGAGGCTGCACAGAATTCTGCGATGATGAGTGGGCTGTTTAGCCTCGGTGGGGCGGCTCTTGGTGCGCCTGTCGGCACGTTCAAGTTCGGGTAAGAGATCATGGCACAACCTAACATGTTCGGCGTAACCGAGTTCGACCAAGACCCCGAAACCGCAGCGGAACTGATGCGCCTGAAACGGCAGCAGCAGATCGCTGACGCCATGTATGGGCAATCGCAACAGCCGCTACAGGGTGGAATGGCCGGGCAGGTGTATGTGCCTCCGTCTATCACTCAGGGCTTGGCGAAGCTGATGCAGGGCTATGTGTCAGGCAAGAGCAGCGAGGGTGTGCAGGAGGGGTACAAAGGCCTTGCATCACGCAAACAGCAGGAAATGGCTGATGCCATTGCTGCATACAAGCGCAACACTATCGGTACTCCCGAGCAACCGATGGGGCCACCTACGCCGGAAGGCGAAATGGGAGTCAAGCCTGCGTTTGCTCCTTCTGCTGACGTTCGCCGGCAAGCCGTCATCGAAGCATTCGCTAGCACCAACCCGCGCCTGTCGAAGATGGGGCAGATGGATTTCCAGATGGATGCTCAGAAGGAAGCCAAAGCCGCTGCGCGTGAGGACAAATTGTTCCAGATTGATCTGGCTCACCAGAACAACCTTGAGGCGATCAAGCAGCGCGCCGCAGAGCAGAGGATTTCTCAGCAGCAACTCAGGGAGCAGATTGACGCTGCCAATGAGCGCAATGCAAGGCTTGTTGCGAGTTTGCGTCAAGAACCAGCACCGACTGTCACCGAAGTTATAAAAGACGGAAAGGCTGTCAAGGTCGACGCAAGATCAGGTCGAGTTATTGGCGAGTCGCCTGCAATGGGCAAAGGAAAGGCAATGTCGCCTACAGCCCAGAAGGAACTTATTCAGACTGACGAGGAAATCCAAGG